TGCCGGTGTTCTCCTGATGTTTTCCATCCTGTTCATTGTCGCCTGTTGGATCCTCATCCCATGGCTGGCGACATCCACCACGATCCCCCTGCCGCTGCTCCTGCTGCTGATCCTGCCGGTGCTGGTGCTGTTGGTTGACCGGATCCAGCCATAGCCTGTTCCCATGACTTCCTGGACCCGCCTACATACCCGGATGTGGGAGGCAACCTCCCGCCGACTCGGCCGCGTGCCTGTGGTGGCCGGCGCCGTAAGCACAACCGGAATCTTTGATGAGAAGTCCGAGCTCGTGCTCGATGAGCAGGTGGTGAGCGTGGAGAACGCTCTGACCGTCCGCACCAGCGAGCTAGGCCACCTGCGCTACGGAGCCAGTATCACCGTCAATGGCGTGGCTTACCGGGTACGCCACGAGCCGATGCGGATGGCCGATGGCCTGCTCTGCGTGATCTCACTGGAGAAAGCATGACCACCAAACGGGAGCAGATCTTGGCCGCTGTCGCCACCGCCCTGGCATCAACCAGCGGCGCCACGGGCAGGGTGTACCGCTCCAGGCAGGAACCCCTCAGCCGCAACGAATCGCCAGCGGTGGTGATCCAGCCAGGCCCGGAGCCGAAGTCTCCCGAGCCGGTCAGCACCTGCAAGATCGACCACACCCTCACCCTGGTGGTGGCCGTCTACGCCCGGGGCGCAATCCCCGACCAGGTGGCCGATCCGGTGGTGAAGTCCGTTCACAGCCTGCTGATGGCAGACCGCACCCTGGGCGGGCGGGTGATGGACATCTGGCCCCTGGCTCGCGATCCGCAATTCTCTGAGGCCGACTTGGCCGCTGTGTGGGAAGTACTCACCTACCAGGTCCGCTACCGCACCAGCGTCACCGACCTGGGCACTTAGGCGAGCTCCATAGGCTGAGGATGCGGAATCTCAGCCCTGGGTATGCCCCGAACCAAACCTGAGCCAGATCCCCGGCCCACCGATGGCGGCAGCTACCTGCTGTGCCCGGATACCGGCAAGTGGATCGACCAGGAAGCGCCGGCACCCGTGGCACCCGCTCCCATTGCCCCCATCGACGCCCTGAGCGATGACCCTGCTGACTCGTAAGCGGCTGCTCATGGCGGCCGTTGAATCCACCTATGGCACTGCCGCCACCTTCGCCGGCACCGATGCCCTGCTGGTGAGCAACCTCGATATCACCCCGCTGGACGTGTCCCTGCTCGACCGCGAGCTGGTGCTGCCGTTCTTCGGCAACCGCGAGAGGGTGGTCAGCCAGCGGATGGGCTCGGTGACCTTCGACGTTGAGATCGCCGGATCCGGCACTGCCGGTACCGCACCCCGCTGGGGCCGCTGCCTGAGGGCCTGCGGGTTTGGCGAGACGGTGGTAGGAGCCAGCCCCGGCCCGGCCAGTGTCACCTACGCTCCGGCCAGCAGCAGCATCGTCGGACTGTCGCTCGACTTCAACGCCGACGGCAACCGCCACCTGCTCACCGGCTGCCGCGGCACCGCCACCCTGAACCTGGCGGTGGGCGAGATCCCTCGAATCAGCTTTGAGTTCATGGGGATCTACAACGCCGTGACCGCTGCAGCAGCGACGGCGCCCACCTTCGCCAACCAGGCCGCTCCGGTGGTGGTGAACTCCACCAACACCACCGGAGTGACGGCGTTCAGCTTCAGCGCCTGCATGGAGAGTTTCTCCCTGGCGCTGAACAACGAGACCCCGTTCCGGCAGCTGGCCGGCTGCAGCCAGAGCATCCCGATCGTCGATCGGGCCCCCAGCGGTGAGCTGGTGATCGAGTCCCCGATTGTTGGCAGCAGCTCCGGCCAAAAGGATTTCTTCGCCGCAGTGTCGGCGCAGACCCTTGGCGCGATCGGCTGGCAGCACGGCCAGACCGCTGGGAACATTGTCACCTTCAACGCCCCCACCTGCAATCTGGACGGCCCCAGCTATGCCGATTCCGATGGCGTGATGATGCTCAACCTGCCATTCATGCCGGTGCCCACCAGCGCAGGCAACGACGAGTTCACCCTGGTGCTCACCTGATCCAGGGCACTGTTCACCACTCACAGCTAACCCATGGCATTCGTTCTCAAGCAGTCGGCCAGCTACACCTGGCCGGTGCCCCTGCTCATCCCGGTCGATGGCGGCCGGCGGGAGAAACATTCCTTCGATGCTGAGTTCAAGCGGCTGCCGCAGAGCCGGATCAACGAGATCATCAAGCTGGCTCGGGCCCTTGAGCTCGGCCGCGCCGATGAGGAATCACTGGACGACAAGACCGCCGCGAAGGAGATCCTGATCGGCTGGGCCGGCATCACCGACGACAGCGGCAAGGATGTGCCATTCAGTGAGGCTGCACTGGATCAGCTGCTGGAGATCCCCACCATCGCAGGCCAGATCATCCGCGCCTGGTTCAACTCCATGGAGGTGGCCAAGAAGGGAAACTGACGGGCGCTGTCGATCACTGGTGGCACGGTGATGGCGGCGCCAATGATGACCTGCTGGCAGACCTGAAGGCCTACGGAGCTGATGCCAGTTGCCTGCCGGAGAGTGTCCTACAGCCCAAGACATTTGAGGTGTGGCCTGAGCATGAAGACGCTGTGATGCTGTTCCTGCAGTGCCAGACCCAGTGGCGTGTTGGCGGCTCCGGCGTGGTGGGCCTCGACTATGGCGTCGTTCTACAGATGATGGATCTTTACGCTGTGGGTAACCGGCGCCAGGCTCTGGAGGATCTGCAGATCATGGAGAGCCGCGCCAAGGAACTGATCAACAAGGCGGCCGAGCCGAAGCAGCCGAAGAAGGGAGGGAAGCGGTAATGGCGATGAACATGGAAGCGGTCTTGAGGATCGCGGCGAAGGTTACAGGTGCGCAAGAAATCAGCGCATTGCGGGACAACCTGGACTCCCTGAATCAATCCAGCGGACTGGCGCGAAAGAGTTTCAACGACGCCCCGAAAGAGGCCAACGAAGGATGGGCGTCTTCTGCGCTGAAAGTTGCCGGCCTCACTGCGGCAATCGGCACCTCGGTGATGGCGGCTGTCCAGTTTGAGTCCGCCATTGCCGACGTTCGCAAGGTGGTTGACGGACTGGAGACCCCTGCCGCATTGCAGGAGATCAGCGGCGAGATTCTGGAGCTCTCAAGCCAGATGCCAATCGCTGCAGAGGGGTTTGCCCAGATCTATGCGGCCGCGGGGGCGTCGGGCATTGCGCGAGATGAGCTGAGAGGCTTTGCAGTCATGGTTGCGCAGGTGGCCACGGCCTTTGAAATGACCGCAGAAGAGGCCGGCCGATCACTGGCTCAGCTGCGCGTCTCCCTGGGCCTGTCCAATAAGGAAGTCGGTTCGCTGGCCGACATGATGAACTACCTGGAAAACAGCACGGGCGCATCAGCGTCTCAGCTGGTGGAGTTCATGACCCGATCTGGCGCCGTCGGTCAGATGGTGGGACTCACGGCCGGGCAGACCGCTGCATTTGGCGCGGCAATGGTGCAGGCCGGATTTGAAACGGAAGTGGCCGCCACCAGCTTCAACAACATGGTTAAGGCGCTCAGCCGCGGGCCCTCCATGACTGAGCGCCAGGTGGACGCCCTGCGCCGGCTGGGCTACAGCATGGCGGACGCCAAGCAGGTCGAATCCGAGCTCACCCGAGAGGCAGAGACTGCCAGCCGCCGACGTGTGGATGCGGCCAGGTCTCAGAAGGATCAGGTCGTCCGCCTGGCCCAGGAGCAAAGCGACCGCAGGATTGAGATCGCCCGCGATGAAACCGACCGATTGAGCAGGGAGATCAACCGGCGGTACCGCAATGAGCAGCAGGCGCTGCAGGATAACTGGGACGACCAGTCCAAGATTCAAGAGGACCGCCTGCAGGATCGCGCAGACGCACAGATCAAGGCCCTGCAGCGCCAGGAACGGGCCGAGATCGACTACGTGCAGAAGATCGCTCAGGCTCAGAAAACCGACGCCACAGCCGCTGTGGACCGCATCCGAGACGCTTACGAGGCGCGGATTGAAGCCGTCCGCGATCAGGTAGACCGCGAGTTGACGGTGCAGCGCCGGGCGGCCCGAGATCAGCAGCAATTGATTCGCGATCAACTGGATGATCGCAGGGAGCTTGAACTGAAGGCGAATGCAGATCGCCTCTCGCTGGTGGAAAAACAGGAAGACGCCTTTATGGATGGGCAGAAGGCCGCCGCAGAAGGCCGGTTCAAGGCCATTGAAGAGGCTGAGAAGTCTTTCGTTGAGAGTGCTAAAGCCAACGCGAAAGCAACAGGAGAGTCGCTGGCAAAGGCCTCGACCCAGGGCTTTGCCGATCGGATGGAAAAGGACGCCATTGGCACAATCACTGAGGTGCTGGGCAAGATCAGCAACCTGCCCAAGTCTCAGCAGTTGTCTGTAATCAGTGATCTGTTCGGCGATGAGGCAAGGGCGCTGTCGCCATTGATCAACAACATTGGCGAGCTAGATAGGATTTTGGCACTGTCAAACGACAGCACTAAAGCCGCAGGCTCGGTACTTAAGGAATACGCTACCCGGAGCGCTACTGCCGAAAATCAACTCAAACTGCTCAATAACGGATTTACCCAGCTGAGAATTGAGCTGGGCAATGCTTTCTTGCCAGCGCTTGCAGCCTTGCTGCCGCCGCTGACGACTGTAATCAACGCCTCCGCCAGTCTTGTGAAGGCGCTGCAGCCTGCGATCAGAGCCGTTGCTGGCCTCCTGGCCTTCGGCTATGTGGTGCCTTCAATCGTTTCGTTCGTCGGTGCCATCAGCGGGGTTGTGGCGATCTTCTCCGCTACGAAGTGGATCTCAGGCCTGGCATTGCTGGCTGGGCTACCAGGCCCCATCCGGC